AGATCCTGATATTCCTCAAGAGTATTTTGAAATATTTAATTTTAAAGAAAATGTATAAATATAATAAAGAAGAACTAAAAAAAGAATTAACTTTAGAGCAAATTTACGATTTATTAACAGAGTTTGAAGCAGAACCAATTCTTAAAGATAATTGTGTTATTTGTAAAACAATATGTCATAATAATGATTTAGCTAATGCAAGCCATAAACTGTACTACTATCCCAATACACATCTTTTTCATTGTTATACAGGATGTGGCGACGCTTCATTTGATATATATGATTTAGTATTAAGAGTTAATAAGACTGCGGGTATTCAAAATTTTTCTCTACCTCGTGCTATTGCATTTGTAGCTCGATATTTTGGATATACAGCAGAAACATTTAATTTTGAAGATAATCAAGAAGTAAATGAAGATTGGCAGATTATTAATAACTTTAAAAGAAATAAAGAAAAAAATCAACCGCAAATTGTAGAATTAAAAACTTATGATAATAAAGTATTAAGATATTTACCGCGTCCATATATTTGGCCTTGGTATGAAGAGGGAATATCTTTAGATATAATGAAATCAAGAGGTATTTGTTATGATCCTATTTATGAAGGAATAGTTATTCCACACTATGATATAAATGGAAATCTTATTGGAATTAGAGAAAGAACACTAATTAAAGAAAATGAAATATATGGTAAATATCGTCCCGCAAAAATTAATGGACAAATGTATAATCATCCTCTTGGTTTTAATTTATATAATTTAAACAATAGTAAAAAAGCAATTTCTCAATTCCAAAAAGCAGTAGTGTTTGAAGGCGAAAAATCTACGCTTTTATATGCGTCTTATTTTGGACAAGAATCAGATATTAGCGTTGCTTGTTGCGGCAGTAATTTAATTAATTATCAAGTTAAGTTACTTTTGTCTCTTGGTGTAAAAGAAATTATTATAGCTTTTGATAAACAATTTCAAAAGATTGGCGATAAGGAATGGGAAAAATGGATAATTAAATTAAAAACCATATATAATAAATATGGAGGCTATTGTAATATTTCATATATATTTGATAAAAATAATTTATTACAATATAAATCAAGCCCAATAGATGAGGGTAAGGACAAATTTATAAAATTATTTAAAGAAAGAGTTACAATAGAATAAAGAATATTTGACAAAATATTCTTTATTTATTATAATATAATAAAAGATAAAAAGGAAAAAGAAATGAAATATAAATTAATAAATGAACCAAATAAAAATTTTTCTACAATTTAGCAAATATTATATAATAGAGGAATTGCGAAAGATGAAATTTTCCATTATATGAATTTATCAGATTAGGACATTAATTCTCCATTATTATTAGGAGAATATAATTTAAAACACGGATTATTATTAATTATAAATGCAATTAAAAACAATTTAAATGCTGTTATTATTATTGATTGCGATTGTGATGGATATACATCTGCTGCACTTTTAATTAATTATTTATATAAATTATTTCCAACTTGGGTAATAAATCATTTAGACTGGATAATGCATGATAGTAAACAACATGGTTTAACAGATTGCTATCAACAAATTGCAGAAGGCAATATTATAACAAAAAAAGAATATTCTTTAGTAATTTGTCCTGACTCAAGTAGCAATGATTATGAATATCATAAATATTTAAATAATAAAGGAATTTCAGTTTTAATATTAGATCATCATTTAGCAGATTATATAAGTGAAAATGCTGTTACAATTAATAATCAATTATCTGAATATCCAAATAAAGAATTATCTGGAGTAGGAGTTGTTTGGCAATTTTGTCGTTATATTGATTCAATATTAAATATAAATTATGCAGATGATTTTCTTGATTTAGTTGCGCTTGGTCTCTGCGCAGATATGATGTCTTTACAATCATTTGAAACTCGTTATCTTATCACAAAAGGATTCAAAAAAGAAAATATTAAAAATCCTTTTATTGATTATATGCTTGATAAAAACTCATTTCCTTTATCAAAAGCAGATTATATTTCTTCTAATTCATAGATGGCTTGCACATCAATTGGAGCCGCCTTTTTCATTGTTCCTTTTGTTAATGCTATTACAAGAAGTGGAACAATAAAAGAAAAAGAATTACTTTTTAATGCTATGTTAAATCATAAAGCTTTTGAAGAAATTCTTTCAAATAAAAGAGGTCATAAACTAGGAGAAAAAGAAAAATTAATTTTACAAGCAATTAGAACGGTTACAAATGTTAAAAATAGACAGACAAGAGCAGAAGATGCAGGTTTAGCTATGTTAGAAAAAATGATTGAAACTAATCATATGCTTGAACATAAAGTTCTTTTATTCTTACTTGAACCTGGTCAAATAGATGCGGAAATCCGTGGTTTAATAGCAAATAAATTTATGGCAAAATATCAAAGACCTTGTTGCTTATTAACAAAAACAGATCATAATACTTATGAAGGTTCTATGAGGGGATATACTAAAACTGGTATAGAAAGTTTTAAAGATGTGCTTGAACAGTGTTCTGAAGTAATATACGTACAGGGTTAATATCATGGCCCTTAAACACCTTTTCCGCCTCATCAGCGGGGTAAATTAAATAAAATGTCCTATTTTGGTCATTTTTATATAATTTGCTAACGAGAAAAGTTAAATATAATAGGAAGAAAAATTCTATTATACATACTAATCTCGTGGGAAAATAATAGTTATTTTTCTTCTAATAAAAAATAAGGAGAAAAATGAAATGGAAAAATATATTTATAAAATTACTAATAAAATCAATGGGTTAAGTTATATTGGACAAGCTAAAGATTATAAAAAACGTTTTTCTGATCATCGTGCTATGATGTATGGAAAAGAGCCAGAAAAAAAATTATATAAGGCTTTTTAGCAATTTGGATTAGAAAATTTTACTTTTGAAGTAATTGATTATGGCAGTAATTATAATGAACTTGAAAGAAAATGGATCAATTATTATAATTCTTATGAATGTGGATATAATCAAACGTTAGGTGGAGAAGAACCCCCTGTTTTTTATGGAGAAGAAAATAATGCTTGTACTCATTCTGATGATGAAGTAAAAACAGTTCAAAATTTATTAATAAATACTACTTTATCAAGTAAAGAAATTGGAAAAATAACTGGATATAATGACACAGCTGTTATACGAATTAATAAAGGTGAGCTAAGAAAAGATAAAAATCTTTCTTATCCTCTTCGCAAAGAATTAACCCAAGATTTTAAAAAACAACGAGCTTTAAATATTATTTATGATTTACAAAATACTTCTTTAACACAAAAAGAAATTGGTAATAAATATGGAGTAGGAAGAACAACTGTTACAGCAATTAACAGGGGTCAAAATCATAAAATTGAAGGAATTGAATATCCAATTAGAAAATAACTATTATAAACCTGTAGAGACTATTCCGGGTTAGACTGGAAGTACCGGTACTATTGATACGTACTCTGGTTTTAGGAAACGAAGCCAGTTAAATGGGGAAATGGGGTTCTTATATTTTTAATATAAGTAAAAAATAGTCCGATCCTACTGGAAACAGTAGAAAAATTGCATGATAATGCTGCTGGTCTTGGTATTGAAGCAAGTCGTATTAATGATTTTCTTTATCATGTTGACCAGCTACTTGAAAATGTTTCTATTGATCCTATTTATAGAGTCGATTATGATTTTAAAGAATATGAGAATAATAATCAAAAAATATTAGACATAGCAAATATGAATGATTATTGGGGGCAAGATATTGATAGAGCTTATGTTAATATAAATTTTAAAATTACAGATTCTAATTTTCAAATTATGAAAAGTAATACTTTAAAATTTAATCTTCCAAATGGACTTTCTATTATTAAATTTAATGGAACAGAAGAAGAAATAATGAATTTTACAACTACAGGATATTTAGAAATAAATGCGGTTTGTAAATGTAATGCAAATAATTGGAATGGACAAGTTTATCCACAATTAATATTATAGGACTATGAAATAATAGATTCTTCTAAATATTATTTTTAAAAAGAGGTGAATAACATGGCTAAGCCAGGAAATAAAAACAATAAAGCTAGATGTGAAAGATATAAACATGAAAATAGAAGAGCAATTAATAAAGAAAAGAAAGCAAAAAAGCATGAAAAATTAATTGCAAAATTTAAGAAAAGAAAAGAAGAAAATAAAACTTATAAGTATTGTGAAATTCCCTTTAAAAAAGACTCTTTAGAATACAATAGAGAAAAGCAAAAAAGAGCAGAAAAGAATAAATCTAAAAAATTACCTATTTCTCAATTTGATTCATTAATGCGAAAATTAGAAAATGAAATTTTAAAGCAGAAAATTTTAGAAAAGAAACAGCAAACAAC